CGGAATCGAATTTGTGATTCCACAATCAACACAACGAACAAATTTGTTCACCGCATTGATGAAATTTCAATGCGAATGTCAAACCATACCAAAATTGAAATCCGGTTATGGTTACAAATACGCGGAATTGTCAAAAACAATGGAAATTGTGAAACCATTATTGTTGAAAAATGGAATTGGATTCACACAATTTTTGCATGGAACGAATAAAATCACAACGATGGTGTTTCATGGTGAATCCGGCGAATCAATGGATGCAATGTTTGAAATGCCAAACGGCGAACCATCGAAACAAATGAACACATTTCAATTGGATGGATCGCGTTTCACCTATTACAAACGCTACCAATTATTATCGATTCTCGGCGTTTTCACCGATGATGATTTGGATGTTGATTCACGAACACCAAAACAAACGGAATCAAAACCGGCATCAAAAAACAAAAAACCAAAATTGGATGATCAACGTTTCATCAACGCAATCAAATCCGTTCAAAATGGTGAATACTCAATCGACGAAATCAAAAAAATGTGTGATTTAACACCGGAACAAATTCAATCATTGGATTCATTAAACAATTAAAAAAAATCAATCATGAAAAATGCAACAAAACAAAACGAAACGATGTTGTTCACCGGAACACCATCATTCATCGCGCGATCATCACAAATTGGAAAATTGATGGTGAATGATCGATCCGGAAAAAAAATTGGTGAAACCGCAATCACCGAATTGAAAAAAATTGTATTGTTTGACAAATACGGAATCAAAACCGACATTTCATCAAAATATACTGACAAAGGTTTGCAAAATGAAAAAATCGCGATCAAAATGATGTCGGATGTGAATGGATGGTTTGATGTTGATCCGGATGCAATGAAAATTCGATTTGCGAATGAATGGATCACCGGTGAACCGGATGTGAACACGAAATCAATTTTGGCTGATGCTAAATGTTCATTTGATGCAACAACATTTCCATTTTTTGATTCGGAATGTTCAAACAAAATTTATTTTTATCAATTGCAATCTTACATGTGGCTAACCGGAAAAAACGAATCGTTTTTGTGTTATTGTTTAACAAATCAACCGGAACAAATGATTTTGGATGAAATCAATCGCGCGGTTTGGCGCGGTTTGGCAAATCCAAAATTTGAACACATGGATCAATCGGAAATTGAAACGATGATGGAAAAACATGTTCGATCACAATGGATGTTTGATCAAATTCCATTAAAAAAACGTGTGAAAACATTTCGAATCGAACGCGATGAAAACGTGATTGAATCAATGAAAAATCGAATCATTGAATGTCGCGAAATTTACAACCAATTTTGGAACCAAATCTAAAAATCAATACAATGAAAAATCGAAAAACAAAAAACGAATTCAAACGATCCATGTTGGAATGTTTGATTGAAATCAAAACACAATTGGATCTTGATCCGCGCGTGAAAACATCACCGATCATCAAAATGTTTGATGTTTACAAATCAACATTTCATCATTTGAAATCGATTGGTGTTGTTTCACAAACGAATGATGGTCATTTTTGGATCGGAATCGATCCGGATTGGAACATGGTTTCATTGATTCAAAAACGTGAATCCGAATATCAAATGGAATACCGGAAACGAAAAAATTCCGGAATGTTCCAACCGATGAACCGACCATCACACAAAAAAGGAAAACGCAATCCGAAACCGATTCAACGAAATTTGTTTGATCAAATCCAAATGGATCAAACACGAATCCAAATGGATCCGCAAACGGAAAAACGATGGAAACAACAAATTGAACGATCTAAACAAAACGCGGTGAAAACAAACATTCCGATCCGGAACAATGAAATGAACGATCCGGAAACGGAAAAACGATTGAATGAATTGATCGATTTACAAAACCAAAATCAAAAATTGTTGGATTCCGCGAAAAAAACGTTGGATGAAATCAAATCAACGGAACAACACGTTGATCGCAAAACACGAATTTTCGAATTCCGGTTGTTCGGATTCACTTTTTTCACTTTTAAATACTAAAAAAAAAACCTATGGAAACAAAAATCAACAAAATTGTTGGAACAATTTATCACATTGCACCAACACAACGGATTTCCGAAAAATTTCAAAAACGCGAATTTGTTATTCAAACAACGGATGAAAAATTTTCACAATTGTTGTTGTTGCAATTGACAAATGACAAATGCGATTCAATCGACAATTTGAAATTTGGTGAAATGGTTGAATGTTGCTACAATTTGCGCGGTCGCGAATGGATTTCACCTCAAACCGGTGAAAAAAAATGGTTCAACACAATTGAATGTTGGTCAATTCAATTTGCAAATGCAACCGCCAAAAACAATTTCATGGAACGAACACAATCCGAAATGGAAACAAAACAACCAACCGCATTCGAAAACGCGCGAACGGAACAACCGAAACGATCATTGGATGATTTATTTGATGGTGGAAAAACCGGTGATCCATTTTAACAAAAAAAACAATTTATCATGAACGCAAAACAATTGTCAAATTTGAATGGTCATGTCAAAACAATGATCAAACAATTCATCGAAACGAAAAACATCACATTGACTGAATTTGCTCGTGATGCCGGAATTCATCAATCACATTTGTGGTGTTTCATGAATACCGATGAACGATCATTGAATTCCAAAACATTGATGAAAATTGGAAAACACATTGATCAAAACCAATAAAAACCAAATAAAACGAACCGGAATAAAAAAAATGTTCCGGTTTTTTTGTTTTTTTTTCGTAAAAAATAGCCATAACAAAAAAAAATAGTTATATTTGTGCATGTCAAACATTAAAAAACACGAAAAAATGGAAACAAAAAATGCACAAAACGTTGAAAATCAATCAATTAACAACGAAAAACGAATTTGGATCGAATGGTCTGAAAAAACAATGGTTCGAAATCAATTCAAAACATTGGATCAATTAATGGAATCCGGATTCGCGCAAAAATACGCGGCTAATTTTGGTTATGAACATTTATTGGATTGGAAAATTGATCAATGGTCAAAACATGAAATCCACAACATTTTCATCGTTGATGCAAATCCGGTGTTCAATTACGGATTGGATTTCAAAATTTGGATTCATTACACCGCTGATGGAATCAATTTCATGATGGAATTTACAATCGGATCATCATCATTGACATCCGCGCCGTTGCAACGTGTGATGTTGAACCAAAAAACGCCGGTTGGATTGGATTTGAAAAACATCGAAAACAACACGCCGGAAATCATTCGCGAATGGATGGAAATGATCAACAACAATGTGATCGAATCATTCCAATTTTCAACGAATGTGTTTCACAAAAAATGTGCGGAATTCCGTTCAAAATTGCGTGAATTGTCAAAATCACCATCAATCATTTTTGCATAAAAAACAACACAACACCGGATTCAAATGCGGATCCGGTGTTTTTTTTAATAACATCAAAAACATCAACAAAATGGAAAAAACGAAAAAAAATGGATTTTGGATCGACAAAAAATGGTTTCCAAAATCGGTTTCAATGCCGGTTCAAATGCGCTATTGGAATTTTGCAATGAAAACAATTGATCCAAAAATCATTGAAAAATCAATGATGATCAACATCACAACGGACAAAATCACAATTGTTGCGAATTACGATCGCGAATTGATGAAATTGTTTCCGAATACCAACGCGGAAATCGACATGTTCGGTCGGATTGATGTTTGGATTTCAACACGCGTTGTGATCACTTTTCATTAAACATTAAAAAATAAAAAAATGGATTTTAAAATTGAAAAACGAAATTGGAAATTGATCGATGTTGAACATTTTGATGGTGAATCATCCGGTCGCGGTTATGGATCAATTTTCACCGGTGCAAAACGCGATCACATTTTGTTTTGGTTCGATTATGACATCGACATCCGATCATTTGATGGTGATGGATGTTTTGAACGTGTGAATGTCAAAATTTACGATGTTGAACATGATGATCCACAACGTTGTTGGAAAATACAATTGAACGATCGAAACATCAAATTGATTTGTGAAACAATTGAATCCGCAATCGCGGAAAATCCGGAATCATTTGGAATCGATTTTGAACGCTACGATGATGAATTGGTTTGGAATGATGATGAACCAACAATTTGGAACACCATCTATTCCGGCTATCCATCACGAATTCATTGTGATAAATTTTAAAAAAAATGGAAAAATTTGAAAAAATGTTCATCATCGGTGGATTGTGTTTTTTGATGGTTGCATGGATGGTGATCATCATTTCAATTTGGAATGCCGAAAACGAAAACGAAAATCATGAAAACAATAATTTAAAAACGAAAAAAAATGATGTCAAAAATGAAAATCCAAATTAATCAAATCAAAATTGATTGTTCCATGAATCCGCGCGTGTTCAATTACGATTTCACGTTCATGTTGTTGGTTTCCGATGATCCGCGTGAATTGTTCCGATATTACAACAAATCGGAATTTCATGGATTGAATGTTCGCGATTGCGAAAAACGATTGAAATCCGGTGGAAATTACATCGATGGTTTGGTGAATTACAATCCGCATGATGTGAAATGTGATTTGTCACAAATGCCGTTCATGTTTTTGAATTTGAAAACGATGAATGAACAACCAATTTGGAAAACCGCAACATTGATTTTTCATGAATCATGTCACATGATGATCATGATGGAAAACCATTCGAATGATGATCGATCAAATGATCCGGAAATCGAAGAATTGATCATCACCGGTGCGGAAACGATCGCGAACATGATCATGGAAACATTGCAATTTCCGGAAATGTATTTCAAAATCAATTTATCATCCATTTATTTCAAAAACAAATGAAATTGATTCAAATGATTTGGAAAACGATTGTTCGGATCGCGAAACACATTGATTTCCTCGAACGTGAAAAACAAAAAATCCGCAAAAATGGTTTCGGTTCACATGATGGTTGAAATGCGCGGAAAACGAAAAAAAACAATATCTTTGAAAATCGTTTGGATTTCCGGCGGTGATTATTTCCATTTTTTGATGTTTGACATACTATCGAAAATAAACATCACCGCCGGTTCCAAACAATAAACAAAAAACATGAAAAACGAAAAATACTTTTATTTGAAAATGATCGCCGGATTGATTTTGCTACCAATTACATTGATCATTTTTTTTGTCGATCGAACGATTTTGTTGTTTTTGGTGTGGATGCCATCCGAACCGATTCAAAAATGGTTTGACAATACACAAAAAATGATGAACACAATGATTCGAATTGGTGCGGTCACATTTATTTGGTTGATTTACAAATTTTTTGAATGGATCATTTGAACCAAAACAATGAATTGTTGAAATCCGGCAAATTGTCGGATTTTTTTAGTTCATGTGTTGTTGGTGAATCGATTGATGGTCGGAAAATATATTCATTCAAAAAAATGGTCGAAAAAACGATTGATGAAAATTTCACCGAACACGAAGCGGTTGAATTTTTGGTTAGAACATCCGTTTTCACATTTCCATCAATGGAACATTCGATCATCATCATGGATTGGTAAAAAAAAAATAAACACAAAATAAAATGGAAAACAAAATTCAAACGATGAAAATTGATCAAATCAAATTGAATGATCAAAATCCGCGATTCATCCGCGATCACAAATTCAAAAAATTGGTGAAATCAATCAAAGAATTTGGAAAAATGATGGAAATCCGACCAATTGTAGTCGATGAAAACATGATCATTTTAGGTGGAAACATGCGATTTCGCGCATGTAAAGCCGCCGGATTGAAAGAAATTCCGGTGATGGTTGTTTCCGGTTTAACGGATGCCGAAAAAAACGAATTCATTGTGAAAGACAACGTTGGATTTGGTGAATGGGATTTCGACATGTTAAGCAATCATTTTGATCATTCCGAATTGTTGGAATGGGGTGTTGATGTTCCAAAATTTGATGAATCGGAAAACGAGGAAATCGAGGAAATCGATGGTGAATCATCCAAAATGCCGGAATTAGGCGAATTGCAATTTTCCGATGAATTGTTGTTAGAACACAATTACATTGTTTTGTATTTCGACAATCCATTAGATTGGAATGTTGCAATCGAAAAATTCGGTTTGAAACAAGTCAAATCCGGTGATCCGGCTGAAAAATGTCAAAAAATCGGTGTTGGTCGCGTTATTAACGGAAAAAATTTCATTTGATCATGGAAATCAATGTAGTAATTCCATCTTACAAACGTTCACACGCGTTGGTTGGAAAAGATTATTTCAAAACGGCAAAATTTGTTGTTCCGGAATCACAAAAACACGAATATATCGAAGCCGTTGGAATTGAACGTGTGATCGCAATTCCGGATGAATGCGATGGATCCATCACCAAAAAACGAAATTGGATTTTGGAAAACATTCCGCGACCATTGATCATGATCGATGATGATGTCGAATCAATCGGATATTTTGAAAAACGAACCGGAATGAAAAATGGTGATCACCGCCGGAAAACGTTGGATCCGGATTTGTTGATGGATTTTTTCCGACATTCATTTGAATTGTGTGAGCAATTTGGATCTAAAATGTGGGGAATTGCACAAAATGAAGACAATCGCATCTATAAGGAATTTCTTCCATTCTCTTTGAGCAAAATTGCATTAGGACCATTTCAAGCGCATCTTTCTCATGATTTGAAATTTGATGATCGCGTTGGATCTAAAGACGATTACGATTTCGCATTGCAACATTTGAGGGAATACAACATTTTATTCCGTTGGAATAAGTTCCACTACATTTGTGAACATGGATTCAATTCCGGTGGAATCGTTTCAATGCGAACGTTGGATCGCGAAATTCATGAATCGAAACAAATCATGCGGAAATGGGGAACAAAGGTGATCGAATATCAAATCCCACCAAAAAAACCAAATGATTTGTTGAATGCCAAAAAAGTAAATGTTCCAATCAAAGGTGTTTAATCATGGAAACCGAAAAAAACCAAAATAAACCGAAAAAACCGGTTCGGATTCAAAAAGAAAAACCGATGCCAAAATCGACACGAACCGACATGCTTAAAAAACAAATGATCGATGCGATGGAAAAATCATTGGGTGTTGTGACCATTGCATGTCGAAACGTTGGAATTCATCGTTCAACATTTTACGATTGGATTCGTGATGATTTTGATTTCAAACGCGCCGTTGATGATGTTTCGGAAATCACATTGGATTTTGCCGAATCGGAATTGCACAAACAAATTCGTGATGGATCAACCGCCGCTACAATTTTTTATTTGAAAACCAAAGGAAAAAAACGCGGTTACATTGAACGATCCGAAATTGACATCAACAACACAAAACCGGATTTTTCACAATTAACAACCGACCAAATCATCGAATTGTTGAACGAACCGGATCCATCGGATGAATGACAAACAACAACAATTGCGTGAGTTGTTGCGATTGGAATTGTGCAAACGTGATTTTTGGCGGTTTTGTGTTCATTACGATCCGGAATTTTTTGCCAAAAGACCATTCATGAAACGAATCGCGAACGCGTTTCAACGTATTGAAAACCGCGAAATCAAATCATTGTCGGTTTCGATGCCACCTCGCGCCGGAAAATCTTACATCACATCGTTGTTTTGTGCTTGGACTATTGGTCGGAATCCGGATCAATCGGTGATGCGGAATTCTTGCACCGCAACACTATATTTGAAATTTTCCTACGATGTGCGATCCATTGTGAAATCCGACAAATTCAAAATGGTGTTTCCGGATGTTCAATTGTCGGATGATAAAGCGAATTTGCAAGGTTGGAACACCAACAAATCAAAAATGGTTGGATATTTTGGAGCCGGTGTTGGTGGAACCATCATTGGATTTGGTGCTTCAAATGTCGCAATCACCGATGATCTTTATCGCGGAATCGAAGATGCGATGTCAGACACAACCAACGATCGCGTGATTCAATGGAAAGAATCAACACATGATTCGCGTTTTGAACGTGGATGTGTTCGGATTGATATTGGAACGCGTTGGTCAATCAATGACATGATCGGAAGGAATATCGAACGCGAAATCTATGATGAAATGATCATTGTTCCGGCATTGGATGAAAACGATGAAACATTTTGTGCGGATGTTTTATCATCGGATGATTACATTGAAAAACGAAAACAAACCGCACCGGAAATTTGGTTGGCTGAATATCAACAACAACCGGTGGATGTCAAAGGTCGATTGTTTAATGACATGAAAATGTTGGAATTGGATGAATTCAATTCAATCGTAAATTCAAATAAAACGGAAATCAATCCATCCGGAATTGATGGTGCTTTTGCTTATGTTGATGTCGCGGATGCCGGAACGGATTTCACCGCTTGTGCAATTGCGGTTGTGATTCGGAATCAATGGTTCGTTGTTGATTACATTTTCACGCGTGAAAACACCGACATCACCATTCCATTGATTGCGCAAAAATTGGATCAATGGTCGGTTTCTTATTGTCGCGTTGAATCCAACAATGTAGGCGCGATGTTTGGTCGCATGGTTCAAAAATTGACCAAAACACGAATTTTGTTGGTTCCAAATACAACAAACAAAATCACGCGGATCATCATGCAATCCGCATTCGTGATGAATGATTTCCATTTCGTGAAAACTATCCATCCACAACGTGAATTGTTCATCGCAAACATGATTTCATTCACAAAGGATGGAAAAAACAAAAATGATGATGCGCCGGATTGCATTTGTGGTTTGTCGATGTTCATGCGCGGAATGTTTAAAAAATAAAAATTTAAAGTAACTTTGAAAATCAAAATTGAATAAAATGGTGAATGTTAGTTTTTGGGAATCGTTTTTCGGAATCACAATTGATCCAAATGATCGGTTCATTCGAAATTTCGAAAAATTGTTTCCGGTTCAATCTCAATTGTGGGGAAAAAAAGATGCCGTTTGGATCGATACGAATGATGCTTGGAAATTGTTTTTGGAAATACCGGAACTCCGCGCGGTGATCACAAAACGCGCTTCCATGATGGCTTCATCAAAACCGCGATTGGTTGATCAAGATGGAAACGAAAAAACAAACCATTGGATGAACGATGTGATCAACAAACCGAACGCGAATCAATCATGGTCGGATTTTGTGTTTTCCATCGGTGTTCAAGATGGTTTATATTCAAACACGTTTATTTATTCACCGGTTCGATCATTCAAAATCCGGAATTTGATGGTTCCACTACCATCGAACAAAATCAAAATCAACACAACCGGAAAAAAATTGAAACAAATGGATGTAGATGGTTTGGTTCAAAATTATGTTTTCTATTACGATGATGGTGAAAATGAAACATTGGAAACAACCGATGTGATCTACATCACAACATCGGATGGAATGAATTTGATCAATCCAATTTCACGAATCGAATCGTTGAAATATCCTTTATCAAATTTATCCGCACAATATCACAAACGAAATGTGTTGTTGGAAAATATCGGTGCAATTGGAATTCTAACCGCCAAAAATAGTGATATTGGTGGATCAATACCGATGACACCGGAAGACAAAAAACAAATTCAAAAAGATTGGTTTAAACGATCAAAAGATGAATTAATCATCACCGAATCGGATGTTGATTGGAAACCGATGTCCTATCCGACCAAAGATTTGATGTTGTTTGAGGAATTGAACGCGGATAAAATTGCGTTAATTGATGCCTATGGTTTGTCGATCCATTTGTTTTCAACCGAAAAAGGAACAACGTTCACAAACGTTCGTGATTCAATCCGGATGTGTTATCAAGACACCATCATTCCGGAAACACAACAAATCTATGATGCGATTTCACAACAAATTGGTTTGACAAAAGATGGTTTGCGATTGGTTGCGGAATTCGATCATTTGCCGGTTTTACAAACGGATGAATTGCAATCCGCACAAACGATGAAAACACGCGCGGAAGCAATCGAAAAAATGATTCCGTTTGGTATTTTGTCACCGGATGAAATTCGCGTTTTGTTGGAAGTATAAAAAATTATCTAAATTTGACAATAAAATTGAAAAAAAAATGCCACTACCAACACCAAACAACAACGAAAACCGCGATCAATTCGTGGAACGTTGCATGAATGATGAAACCATGATCAATGAATTTCCGGATTCGGATCAACGATTTGCGGTTTGTTCAACGGCATTTGATGAATCAAAAACAAAAAAAATGAACAAAATAATTTCACAATATCAGACAAAAAACACAACGGAAATCAAAGACATCAACACAAATGATCGATCCGTTGCAATTTATTTGTCAAAATTTGATGTGATCGATTCGGATTTCGACATGATCAAACGCGGTGCATTCACGAAATCAATTCGTGAACATGGTGTTGATTCACCATCGAACCGAAAAATCGCATTTTTAAGACATCATGATTGGATGCAACAAATCGGAAAATTCACGCGATTGGAAGAGGATGCAACCGGATTGTTTGCCGTTGGTTATTTGGGAAATTCAACCGCCGGAAATGATGCTTGGAATGATTACAACGATGGAATCATCCGCGAACATTCGATCGGTTTCCGATACATTAGCGACAAAATCAAATTTATTGAAGATTCATCAATGGAAATTGGTGGATTTTATCAAATCAATGAAGTTCAACTTTGGGAAGGATCTGCGGTCACATTTGGCGCAAATGATCAAACCAACGTTGTTGAAATCATGAAATCCGAACAAAAATTTGAACACGTTAAACGAATCAATGATCAAATTGAAACCATCACGAAAGCGTTGGTCAATGGAAAGGGATCCGATGAACGTTTGTTTGAATTAGAAATGCAATTGAAACGTTTGAATTCACAATTGACATCACTCGCAATTCATGAACCGGTGTTGAAACACCATTCAATCGAAACCGAGCCGAAAAACAATGGAGTGAATTGGAACGATGTGTTTCAACAAATTAAATTTCTTTATTAATTAACACCATTAAAAAATCAAAAAAATGGCAGAATTGACAACTGATCAAGTAATTGAGAAAATCAATGGAATGATCACAGAAAAAATGGCATCAACACCATCAATCGATGATGTGAACAACATCAAATCCGAATTGGAAACGTTGAAATCGTTGGAATCAAAATCAACGGAAATCGAAAAATCCATTGCAAAATTGGAAGGGAAATTCGAATCGTTAACGGAACGCGCCGTTGAAAAAAATGTGAAACCGCGATCAATCGGTGAACAAGCGATCAAAGAAATCAAAGATCAATTGGATGCGGTGAAATCCGGAAAATCAATCACGTTGGATTTAAAATCAACAACGATTGTTGGTGATTACACCGGAAACATTGCTTTGTCGGTGTTGGATCCGGAAGTGAATCGAATCGCAAGACAACGCGTGTTGTTGCAAAACGTTGTGAATCGCGGAACAACAACATCAAAATTCGTGACATACATTCAACAAACACAAATTTCATCCGCTGATTACGTTGCGGAAGCCGGATTGAAACCAACCGGAGAATTGAAATACACCGAAGTTTCAAAAGAAGTGAAAAAAATTGCCGGTGTGATCAAAGTTTCAAAAGAAATGTTGGCGGATCTTCCGTTCATGCAAAATGAAATCAACACCGATTTGATGGCTTCCGTTTCCGATGATTTGGAAAATGGAATTTTGAATGGAACCGGTGTTGGATCACAATTGGAAGGAATGTTCACATTAGCAACGGCATGGTCAGCCGGAACATTTGCGAACACAATCATTTCCGCAAATCTTCATGATGTGATTCGTGTTGCTTGTGCAAATATCGAAGCGGCAAAATTCTTTCCAACACACGTTGTGTTGAATCCGATTGATGTTGCAAGATTACAATTGTCGAAAACAACATCCGGTGAATATACCTATCCAATTTTTTACATTGATCCGGTTACATCACAACCAAAAATCGCGAATTTGACAATCGTTTCAACAACATGGATGGCTGCCGGATCATTTTTGGTAGGTGACATGTCAAAAGATTATTTGAAAATTCGTGAAAACATGAACATCACGTTCGGCTACGAAAATGATGATTTCACACGAAACATGATTTCAATCATTTGTGAAACACGCGGTGTGAATTACATCAAAGTGAATGATTTAGGCGCATTTGTAAAAGGAACAATCGCAACTGCAATAGCGGCGTTGGATCCGGCGATCTAATTGAATAAAAATTAAAAATCCAATCATGGAAAAACCAAAAAAAGAACGAAAACAACGCAAACCATTGAATGTCAAAATCGACACTAAACATGTTGATGTTGAAATCAAACGTGATGCGGATGGAAACACAACCATCGATGTTGATTCACCGGTTGTTGATGTTCACATTGAAAAAACGGATTCCGGAAAATCGGTTGAAATCGATTTCGATTCAATTGATGATCGCGCGGAATACACATTCGAATCGAATGGAACATCGAAATTGATGCCGAAAGGAACAATGTGGAAAATCACCGGTGAGATTTTGAAAATCTTTTTGAATCGTAAATTAGGCAAATTAAAAAATTGATAGCATGTTTTTAACACCATCGGATTTTGTTGGAAAATTTGAATTGCACAAAGGAATGTTCACGCAACCAACGTTGATCAATTACATCGAACGATACGAACGAAAGTATTTGATCGAATTATTTGGTGCGGAATTATTTGATGAATTCATCGCGGATGTTGATCCGATCACGAAACAACCGGTTTCACCGAATTTCGTGTTTTTGTTCAATCCGTTCCAAAAGGATGTGACATTGGATCACATTTTGATTTCCGATGGAATTGTTGACATGTTGAAAGGATTTGTTTATTGGGAATATACAAAAGATTTGATCAATCAAATGACATCGATTGGAAACACCATTCCGCAAAACGAAAATTCGCGTGTTGTTTCAACACTTTATTCAACCATGTATGGTCGCTACAACGAATCGGTGAAAACATTCAAAGCAATTCGACATTGGATTTTGTTGGAACGTGTATTTGAAACCGGTCAAATTGTTGAAATCAACAACATGATCGGTGGATCCGGTTATTTAACCGCGCAAAACGTTCCGACAATCAATTTCA